GCTTAGCAGATTTTAATACTTATGAAGGTCAGGTTTGGAGTTTTGATTACGAAACTTGTGTAGCTGATTTAAGTCAGTTAGATACTAGTAAAATGGACGTTTTTGCAGGAATGGACGTTGGATATAAAGATCCAACAGCTTTTTGTGTAATAGGATATGATTGGGACGAACAAAAATTTTATCTTCTAGATGAGTATCTAGACGCAGAAAGAACTACTGAACAGCATGCTACCGAAATTAGAAAAAGAATTACTAAATATGATATTGATTGGATTTATATTGATTCTGCGGCACAGCAAACTCGCTATGACTTCGCACAAAACTACGATATTTCAACTATAAATGCTAAAAAATCAGTATTAGATGGCATAGGACATGTTGCAGGTATTATAGATAATGATTTATTGATAGTAGATCAAAGATGTAGACACACTTTAGAATCTGTTGATCAATATCAATGGGATCCAAACCCTAACTTAATAAAAGAAAAACCAAAACACAATATGGCAAGTCATATGGCAGATGCTCTTAGATATGCGCTGTATACTTTTGAGACAACAGCGAGCACATTTTAAACTTTAGACCTACCAAAAAATTATTCTTGACAACAAGGTAAATTTTTGGTATAATTTTTATTAAATAGGAAATTATGAATTTAAAAAGAGATTTAGTCAAGTACGTTAGAGACAAAGCGAAATCAGGTTATAAAAAAGAGACCGAATGCTATATCTGTGGAGATACAGAGAAGCTGGAGTTTCACCACTTCTTTGGAATGACTGAGCTATTAGAAACTTGGCTAAAAACGAATAAAATTACGATAAATTCAGCCGACGAAATAATGAATGTTCGGGAAACTTTTATTGCAGAACATATAAATGAAATTTATCACGAAGCTGCTACACTATGCAAATCCCATCATATGCGGCTACACAGTATTTATGGCAAACGACCGAAGCTCGTAACTGCCGCAAAACAAAAGCGATGGGTAGATAAGATGAGGATAAAAAATGGCATGGTATGACAGACTTTTAGGTAGAAATACGGAGACGGAGGAAAAACTAAATCCTGCGCAGTCGTTTATAGCACTAGAAGAAGGACTAACACTAGACACTCGTGAAAAGAAAGATAATTATCGATCAGCTTACGAAGAGTTAGAGGTAGTTAACCGTGCTGTGAATATGATAGTAGATGATGTTTCTGATATATCGTTTCAAGTTGGGGATAAAATTAAAGGAATCACGCCTATCAAGAATAATGTTCGAAGAAGTCGTGTAGATTTAATACTGAATAGAGAGCCTAACCCATTTCAAGACATAAGTAACTTTAAAAGAAATTTAATAGTAGACCTACTAATAGATGGAAATATCTTTATTTATTATGATGGTGCTCATTTATATCAATTACCTGCAAACAACGTAACGATTCATAGTGATACTCAAACTTATATAGAAAAATTCGAGTATGACGGACACATAGATTACGCTCCTAGAGAAATTATACATATTAAAGAAAACTCATTTAATTCAATCTATAGGGGCGTTCCAAGATTAAAACCAGCATACAGAACTATGTACTTGTTGGATAATATGAGGAAGTTTCAAGATAACTTCTTTAAAAACGGAGCCGTACCAGGATTAGTACTTAAAAGTCCTAACACTCTTTCTGAAAAAATCAAAGAAAGAATGCTGCAAGCTTGGCAAACTAGGTACAACCCTAAAAATGGAGGCAGAAGACCTCTTATATTAGATGGCGGTTTGGAAGTAGATGCTTTAACAAAAGTAAACTTTAAAGAATTAGACTTTCAATCTTCTATTACGGCTAATGAAAAAATAATTTTAGAAGCAATGGGTGTACCACCTATACTTCTTGATGGAGGAAATAATGCTAACATTAGACCTAACCATCGACTTTACTACTTGGAAACAGTTTTACCAATAGTAAGAAAAATGTCTTATGCTTTTGAAAGGTACTTTGGATATAAACTAGTAGAAGATGTAACAGATATTCCTGCTCTACAACCAGAGCTAAGAGATCAAGCAGCTTATTACCAATCTTTAGTAAATACAGGCATAATGACACCAAACGAAGCTAGGGAAAGCTTAAACTTAGAAATGATCGAAGGTCAAGACGAGTTAAGAGTCCCAGCTAATATAGCGGGTAGCGCAGCAGACCCCCAAGAAGGTGGGAAACCGCCCCAAACAGAGGAAGAAAATAATGGCGAATAAAAAAGCAATACTCAAACAATTAGCAGATTATTTTGCTGAGAAAGGGAAAATGATGACCCCCGCAGAATATAAAGCAATGGAAGATAAACCAATTAGATTTATGGTTGCAAAGAGACCTTTCGGATCTTGGGCTCGTATGCAAGGCATGGTCAAAGTTAATTTTCCAGAACAATGGGAAAAAGCTATGAGTGTAACACCTCCAGCTCCTACCCCTAAAGCAGCGGCTCCTAAAGCCAAAGCTAAGCCAGCTGCGGCTCCTAAAGCCAAAGCTAAGAAATAGGACTTATTATGAAAGAAAAAATATTTCATTGGACTAATACATTTAAAACACTAGGTGAAGATGAAAACGGAGGCGTTAACATTAGAGGCCTAGCTAGTACAAACTCAATAGATCGAGTAGGTGATGTTATTAACCATGATGCATGGACAAAATCGGGCGGACTGAATAATTTCGAGAAAAACCCGATAATTTTGTTTAATCATAATTATGATAAACCTATTGGTCGAGCTACTTCTATGGAAGTAAACAAATCAGGTCTGGAACTTGGAGCGAGAATCTCTAAGTCAGCAGGCGAAATTAAAGATCTAATTAAAGATGGCGTTCTTGGAGCCTTTTCCGTTGGTTTTAGAGTCAAGGATGCTGAATATAATGAAGAAACTGACGGATTAGAGATAAAAGACGCCGAACTTTTTGAAGTATCAGTTGTTAGTGTTCCAGCTAATCAAACTGCTATGTTTTCTCTTGCTAAATCTTTTGATAGTGAAGCGGAGTACCAGGAGTTCAAAAATCTTTTTAAGAATAATAATGAGGCTAATCAAGTTAATAAACTTGAGACGCCACAAGCGACGGATAAAACCGTTTCACAGGAGAAACCTATGTCTATTGACAATGACACTCCTAACGCTAATGTAGACTTAAAAGCATATGCAGAAGAAGTAGCTAAAGCAACTGCTGCTAAAATCGCTATGCAACAAGCCGAAACAAAAGCTAAGGAGAAAGCAGAAGCAGAAGAAGCAGCACAGCTAGAAGCTGAAGAAAAAGCTGCTATTGAAGCTGAGCACGAAAAAGTCAAGACGATAGTAGAAGTCGGAATGGAAGGCGCTGAGCGTCTTACTAAAGACCTAGAGGATCGTGTTTCAACAAAACATGAAGACCTTGAAAAAGTCGTCGATGAACTTAAGGCTGATCTTACCGAAAAGAAATCTGAAATCGAAGCAATTCGTGAATCAAAAAGAGTTTTCGGAAGAGAAAGCACTTCTGACTGGAGAAAAGCACATGAAGCAGACATCAATGATGCCTGGACTATGGGCCTTGCAACCGGTAAAGGTTGGAACACAAAACTTGCACAAGCTACTGTAGAAAAAGTTAACGCACATTCAGGCGTTGGCGTTTCTTCAGCTGACTTTGAGCAAACTGTTTCAGCTGGTGTCGAAAGGGATATTCAATTAGAGCTAGTAATGGCTCCTCTCTTTAGAGAAATCCCTATGCAGTCAGCAACTCAAATCATACCTATCCTACCAGATAGTGGTTATGCAGAATTCGCATCTGCTCAAACTGCTAGTGGATCATCTCCACATGGTAACCTAGCCCAAAGAGGCGACACTTATGGTTCACCATTCGGTGGTATTGATATGACAGAAAGAACACTTTCTACTAAAAAACTAATTTCACAATCTTACTTAGGTAATGAAACTGAAGAAGATGCAATTCTACCGATTCTTCCTTTAATTAGGGAGTCAATCATTAGATCTCATGCAAGAGCTATGGAAAATGCCCTACTTTTGGGTAACAACGCTGATGGTGCTTTCGGTACTTCAGGCGCTTCTTTCGATGGTATCTGGCATTTGGCTGAAGCTGACAGTGATTTAACACAATCAGTAACTGCATTTGCTTCTGACACAGTTACAGCAGCTGAACTATTGGCACTAAGAAAGAATATGGGCAAATACGGTATCAATCCATCTGAGGTTGTTTATATCGTTTCTTCTACAGTTTATTACAACTTGCTAGAAGATGCTGAATTCCAAGATGTGAACCTAGTTGGCGATATGGCAACTAAACTGAATGGCGAAATCGGATCAGTCTTTGGATCTAAAGTCCTAGTCTCTGACGAATTCCCAACTGCAGCAGTTAACATGCCTGCAGCAGTAGCTGTATATCCTAAGAACTACGTAATGCCTAGACTCCGCGGTGTAACCATCGAGTCTGATTACGAAGTTGCTAATCAGCGCAGAGTGCTCGTTGCTTCACAAAGAATTGGCTTCACCGATATGATCGATGGTGCTACTTCTAAGTGGGCTTATCAGTACAAAGGTAGTTAATACCTAATGATTTTTATGTGGGGAGTTTTCTCCCCACATAATTTCTAAGAGAGAATTATGGCAAATTTATGTACACTTCAGGAATACAAAGACTTCTCAGGACTCAAGGGAGTTCAGGAAGATGCTCGAATTAATACTTTAATTCCTCAAGTTACACAAGTTGTCAAAACATATTGCGGTACTAGTTTTATAGACTATTATAGTTCTCCT